TGTATAAAGTTAGTTCCTGAAGTTGGAAACAAAGATGCGTCTGTTAATACAATAGTGGTTGTGACCGCATTAATACCACCATTTAAAGTTGTAGTTGCTTCACCTGTTACAGTTCCACCCCAAGAAGCTAATCCCCAACCAAAGCCAGGTAATTGTTCTGCGGGTCCTACTGGATAATAATGCTGTACTCTGATACCACCAGATGTTGTAGCACCTGATCCAGTTTCATTAGATGGCATTGTAATAGTTAAAGTAGTGGCTGTTGGCACACTTGTTACCATAAACTTTTTATCATCAAAGTCTGATGCTGAAAAATTAGAATTAGTTATTGCTGTAAAATTATCTAAAAGAATAATATCGTTTTCTTGAATATTATGATCCGTGCTAAATGTTATTGTAACAGTTGCAGAACCGTTCGTTGTACTAAATGCATTGGTTAATGTTGTTGTAGTTTTAATCGGATGAATGTCGTAAAATACACCACCTGTGTAAGCGTATAAAATTCTGTTTGTACCTATGATTGCAAACTTGTTACCAGACTTGTTAACTAAATGATGTAAAGCTCTTGCAGCTCCTGTAAGTTTTGATTCACCTAATTGTGACCAGCCACCAATTTTTTCAGGTGTACCATATCTAAACCTTACGTTATCTCCATCAACCCATTGTCCTTCAGCTGTGGTTTCTGTAATCTGTTTATTGAATCCAGGTTGAAAACCTATCTTTTGTAGCATATGACTCCATTATAATACTATTTTACAAATGATGGTAGACCTAACATAGGTCTTCCGTCAAATCTGTTTTTATCAGCAAATGGGCCGTTTACATGATTATAATGTAAGAATACTTGGCCACATATGTTCCCGTCAAAAGGCTCTCGCCAATGTTCGAGTTCGCAACCACTATATACTAACATATCCCCTACTTCAAGCAAGACTTTCGTACCTGCTGGAGCGTTGGGTTTATGAATATTTTTGTATTCATCTATAACATTATTAGAACCTGTGCCATCTATAAATATAGGCCATGGATCACCACCTAGATTCAATGTACAAGATATCTCACAAGATGGTCTATCTTTATGTCTTTTTAATATATCACCTTTTTTATAGGCTCTAGTGTAAGAATAAGTTGGTATCAAATCCAAGCCTGTATGTTTCTTCATAACAGGTAACATTTTAACTAGTAATGTATCCATTACAAAATCACTATAACAAGAGAATGTATTAGGTATTTGTTTATCGGTCCATGTTCCAAGGATCGGGGACTCTGAATGTATATTATTTTCATACATAAATCTTGTTGCATCTCTTTTAAGTAGTAAATAATTTAACGCAAAGTTAGCTAACTCGTAAGACAAAGCATTTTTGATTACTTGATATTTATTAGTTTGAAAACTCATACAAACATACCTTTCTGTAAAAAATTAAATGACACTGATATTCTTATATCATTAGATTGATTTGGATCAACACAATGCATTAACCAGGATGGAAACATAATACATCTTCCAGCAACTGGTTCGTAATGTGTTTCTCTAAATAGTCTTGGTGGTACTGGGCCTTTTTTCTGGTTTGGTCTAACCATTGCAGCTGATGCTCTTGGATCATCTATCTTTAAATGTCCTGAGTTCTTAGGTGCTTTGATATAATATACACCTGACCATAGTGAATTAGGGTGTTGATGTGCTCTGTTCATTCCACCTGGTGGGTTTATATTAGCCCACATATTACCAAGTACAGGTTCACTATCTAAATGTTCTTGTTCGTATATTGTTTTTTGACACGCATATAACATATCAACAAGTTTTGCATACTCTGGTAACTCAGCCATATTAGTAGTTGAGTGCCAACCTTGAACATTAGTTCTTGTTATACCTTTATCTTTATTAGACCAAGCTACAATATCTTTTTCAAGTTCTTGATTAAGAGTAGGGTGTTCTATATCTGCAATATAGATAGGAGTTGGAAAATGTAAATCTCTATGCATTATTTAAATGGTGTCCCTCCAAACCACATAACTAGTGATTGTCTTCTACCACGTGTAACTGGTTTCACTCTATGTCTTATAAATGAAGCAAAGAATACAGCATGACCTTGTTTTATTTTTGCAATTTTACCTTCAGCCATTAATTCTAAATCCCCTCCTTCAAACTCTGACTCAGGAGATAACAAACAAGTCATAGATATTTTTCTTACAGGTGGTTCGTGTTGACAGTTTACATCGTTATCTATATGCCATTCATAAAATCCACCTTCTGGATATTCTGTATATTGTGCCATTTCTGTAATAGCCATTCCATCAAAACCAAAGTGATTGCCATTTGTAGTTCTCATAATATGTTCAATGTCTTTATACATGTCAGCCATTTTTTTAAATGGGATCCAACTAATATGTGAAGTTCTAGTTTTAGTATCTAACACAGCACCCTTAATACCACCTTGTTTGTTTCCAACATAAGCATCTTGTTTAGGCTCTGCACGTCCAGCTGCAATAATCATTTTACATTGTTCAGGTGTAAAAATTGGTTGTGTAGTTTCAACTATATAAGATTTCCATCGTGGTTCTGTTATCATATTAATATCCGTATTCTACCCATCCTGTTATTATATATTTATCATTCGACAAAGGTGGGTTGCCTCTATGAACGTGTGTAAACTGTGAAGGCCAAACTAGCATAGTATTTTTTTCAGGTTTGAATCTACACTTTTGATATAAAAATTCTGTCTCTCCACCCTCGCTCACATCATTAAGATAAACCATAAAAGCTAGTATTCTATTTCTTGCTTTCATCTCAGCATTCTCACAATGCCAAAAATGATACCCTTCACCTACTTTAGTTTTTTGAATTTTTACTTCTAATATATTATGCGTTGCTAATTTTTTTAAATAAGAATATTTTTGTACATACAGAGGATAAACATCTTTAAAAAACATATCTATAAAAGGTTTGTTGTTATAAGTCATTGGAACATTAGTATCTCTAATAGTATCGATTGCATTATCAGATACTAACATCTCATCTTCTCGTCTTGGATATACTGCACCTTGTTGTTCACATCTGTTAAAGTAATTTGTATAATCATCTATCAATTCATTAGGCATAAAATTTTTAAATAACCCTATATGATTATCTATGTAATATTGTTTGTCCATTAAGCTGCACCTCTGTTTTTTATTGGATCAAATTGTACGTCACAGTTTGCAGCTAGAGTTCGTCTCACTTCATCTGTCCCATTAAATGGATATACGCAATGTCTCATGTCATATGGAAAGATGTAAAAGTCTCTAAGGTCCATGGGTGGTTGATAATCTATCTTTGCAAACTGGCCATTAGCTGCTCCTAATATTTGTAGTCTTCCATTCTGTTGTATGTGACCTGCTGAATATTCTTTACCATAAGTAGATGGTAATTTTAAAACCATGACAGAAGACAGACCTGTAAATAACATACCTCTATGAACATGAGCTGGATTATATTCATGTTGTTTCATTTCATTAACCCAAATAGAATTTAAATGAGTTTCGTAATCTCTAATTTTGTTAAAAGCTAGATAATGCCTAAACATTTCTATAAAATAATTTGTTACATCTCTTGGTAACATATTGTGATTTTTCATCTTGGATTGGTCTTGACCATGGTAAAATAAAGAATGTTCATTCTCTATCTTACCTACTAACTGACCATTAGCGGGTTCTAGATTATGAAAGTTAGATTCATAAATATAGTTAATAGAGTTAAATATATTTAATGGAACCTGATACTTTAAAATCGATTGACCTAAAAATATAAAATCAAACTTTGGGTTTTCCATGTTGAGTTATCTGTTCTTTCTTTTCATAACTTTGTTCTAATTCACCAGACTTTTTAATTCTTTGTAAAGATTGTAGTTGTCCCATTACATTAAATATTTCAGACTCTGATGAGTTAGCGTTTAGTGTTTTTGCTTTCTCGTGATACTGTAATCCATATGATTCAAGTTGATGTTGGTTAACATCTTTGTCATTAAATGATCCATCATTAAACTCACCTTTTAACTTAGACCACATTTTAATTTCTCTCATTCTATGTTTTGCAACTTTTTCCATAGAAGCTTTACCAAATCTAGCTTCGTCTAAATCTATTTGATATTTAGTTTTTTTATAATCATCTTCTTCTTTATCTATTTTCTTTTCTAACCAAGTTATCTTTGCTTCGTTTCTTCTATAATCAAATGATAAAGTCATTAGGTTATCTAAGTAGGATGATTGTTCTCTTACACACTGCCAATATTTTGCAGCTTTAGTTGGATATCTATTGTCTTGTAATACAGAAAACCTTGCTTCTGTTTCTGTTCGAAACATTTGTTTCTTGGTCCAAGTGTCTCTAA